TATCGGGTACTTCAAGGAGATACTTACCGAACTGCGCTCTGCTGGCTATATGGTCGCGGCAAAGGTACTTGACGCAAGTTATCTAGGCGTACCTCAGGCGCGCCAAAGATTGATTATCATAGGCGTACGTAATGACCTTGTAGATAAGTTTGGAGTTGTTCCTACTTTTCCAAATCCTATGACTACGCGTTACAGCCTACGTGACGTTTTGGATATTAACGGCGAACCAATTACGCACGACCCTGAAACAGGACACGACATAACTCTTGACCGATACGCACTTGGAAGAGAGTGGGACAAGATACGCGTGGCGGAACAAAGCACTAAATACTTTCAACTTGTACGTCCTGCGCTTGATAAACCTATTGGCACTATCACGGCTACAGGCGGAAGCGTAGGCGCGGCAGGAATTACTCACCCAACTCAAAAACGAAAATTTACCCTACAAGAATTACGGTTGTTGAGTTCCTTCCCTGCTGACTTTGAATTAACTGGAACCTTTGAACAACGCTGGGAACGTATTGGCAGAAGTGTTCCGCCGTTAATGATGAAGGCTATTGCTGAAAGTGTTAGAGTTAATGTTTTAGATAAGATTACAGTGTAACTAGGAAGGCAACAACGTTATGCCAATGTATCATTTCAAGTGCTTTAAGTGTAACGCTGAAGGTGAGTTTTACTTTGGCTTTAACGATAAGCACGAAAAGATTTGCGAGTGCGGAAACGTTATGAGCAAAGTCTTTACTGCTACGCCAGCAATCTTTCGTGGCGGTGGCTGGGGCGGTCAAAAATGAGTGAAGGTAGAGCGCGACCAAGCCGCATTAAAATCGAAACTATTGAACGTGAAGCAGAAGTTCTGAAGTTACGGCGTGGCGGATTAACGTTTGATTTGATAGCCAAACAACTTGGTTACAAGCACCCTTCAGGCGCGCACAAAGCGTACGTTAATGCTTGTAAGCGTTTAATCAGGGCTGACGTTGAAGAGATACGCAGTACTGAACTTGACCGATTAGATATGGCTCAGGCGGCAATCTGGCCAAAAGTGTTACGTGGAGAGATTCCAGCAATTATGGCTTTCATCAAAATACAAGAAAGGCGTTCACGTTATCTTGGACTTGATACGCCTGTAAGAGTACAAGCAGAGGTGGTGACTTATGACGCAGACGCAATCAACGGAGAACTTCAACGCATTTATGAAGTCTTTAAGCAAGGAACAAGTAATAGCAGGAAGGCGATTTCAATGGGAAGCGATACTGGCGAGAGCGACCCAACTTCCTGACGATTCAGATTGGGTTACTTGGTTATTCTTGGCTGGTCGTGGTGCAGGCAAGACACGTACCGCCGCAGAGTATTTGGCTTGGCAAGCAATCGTTAATCCTGAAACACGTTGGGCTATTGTTGCACCTACGCACGCTGACGCTCGTGATACTTGCGTAGAAGGTGAGTCAGGTATCCTTAATGTGTTACGTGACTATGGAGTGTTACAAGACTACAACCGTTCGCGTTCAGAAATCTTTTTAACAAATAAATCAAGAATCAAACTTTATTCAGGTGAAGAGCCTGACCGCTTACGTGGACCACAATTCCACGGCGGTTGGTTTGATGAGTTAGCCGCATTTAAATATCCTGAAGCGTGGGACCAATACCAATTCGGTGCGCGTTTAGGTACGCACCCAAGAACTATTGTTACAACTACACCGCGACCAACAAAGTTGATTAAAGATTTATTAAAGCGCGATAGCGTAAGAGTTGTTCGTGGTTCAACTTTTGATAACGCTAAAAATCTTGCGCCGTCTGCGCTCGCTGAATTGAGATTGCGTTATGAGAACACGCGACTTGGTAGGCAAGAACTTTATGGAGAAGTGTTAGAAGAAGTTGAAGGTGCGTTATGGACGCGTGACACTATTGAATCTGCGCGCGTTACAAAAGCACCACCATTAGTTCGTATTGTAGTTGGCGTTGACCCTGCTGTAACTAGCGGTGAAACTTCTGACGAAACTGGAATCGTGGTTGTAGGTATGACGGCTGACGGACATTACTATGTCCTTGATGATAAAACGTTACGCGCTACTCCTGACGCTTGGGCAAGAGCCGCAGTATCCGCGTACCAAGAACACAAGGCTGACCGAATAGTTGCTGAAACAAATAACGGTGGCGATATGGTAACTCTGTTAATGCGACAAGTAGATTCAACTGTGTCGGTCAAGAAAGTTACTGCTACTCGTGGAAAGCAATTAAGAGCAGAGCCAATATCATCACTATACGAACAAGGCAGAGTTCATCACGTTGGTTATTTCGCTGAACTTGAAATGCAAATGTGTGAATGGACGCCGCAAAGTAATGAATCACCCGACAGATTAGACGCGCTTGTATGGGCTATAACAGAACTTAATACAGGTGGTAGTACTATGCTTGCTCTTGCAAGTATGGCATTATTGTGTTCTAACTGCGGTATGCCATCACCGAAAACCGCAAGCGTTTGCGCTAAGTGCGGTACAAATTTGAGAGGTTAATGTAATGGGTTTGATAGACCGATTTGCTGAACGTGTAGCAAAAGAGATTACTAAAGCACCTAATCTTCCTGCTGGTTCTGTAACTATGACGGAACAGCAAATGAGAAATGTTGCTGGTTCCACTAATACAACTTACGGACAATCTGTAGCACTACCGCGAGAAGCGAACTCTGCTTCTGTTCCGTTTGCTCCAGGTTTGCCAATCATTCCCGGTGCCATTAATCCACCGAGAGAAGATGGCAGACCAGACCCACGCCGTTATGAGTTTCAAGTTGCTCAGAACATTAACATTACAGAAACCAAACTTGTACCTTTCAAAACTTTACGTGCCGCCGCAGACCAAATTGATATTGCGCGCCGTTGTATTGAAGTTCAGAAAGCAAAAATTCTTGGACTTAATTGGGATATTGTTCTTGCTGAAGATAGCGCAGAAAAGATTATCTCTGAGATTGGCGGAAATCATACGCGCGCTATGAGTATTGCGCGTGATAGATACACAGATGAGATTGCGCGACTACGTGCGTTTTGGGAATCACCTGATAAATCAAACGGATTACTTCTTTCTGATTGGTTGAATATTGCTCTTGAAGAAGTACTTGTAATTGACGCTTGGTCTGTTTGGCCGCAAAGAAATGTAGGCGGAGATTTAATTGGATTACAAATTCTTGACGGAACAACTATCAAGCCTTTGATTGACGACAGAGGTATGCGACCAACTCCACCAAACGCAGCGTTCCAACAAATCCTTTATGGATTTCCACGTTCTGAATTTAGCGCGCCTGACGAATCAGAAACAGCAGACGGAGAATTTAGTTCAGACGAACTTTCATATATGGTTAAGAATCGCCGCACGACTTCTGTATATGGTTATTCACCAACAGAACGCGCGTTACCTGTTCTTGATATTTATCTACGCAGACAACAATGGTTACGTGCTGAATATACAGACGGCGTTTTACCTGAGTTAATGTTTGAAACAGACGATAACTTTGGAAATAATCCTGACTTGCTTCGCGCGTATGAAGATGTGTACAACAATGATTTAGCAGGACAAACACAACAGCGTAAGCGCGCACGAATTCTTCCAGCAGGACTAAAGCCTGTGCAATATGAAGGATATGGCGAACGTTTCAAAGATACTCTTGATGAATACTTAGTAAATTCAATCTGCGGTCACTACGGCGTTATGCCAAGCGAAATCGGATTCAACCCAAAGGGTGGATTAGGTGGCACAGGATTCCAATTAGGTCAAGCAGAATCTTCAGAAGTTATTGGCGCGATTCCTTTGGCTACTTGGGTTGCGCGTATGATTTCACATTTGAGTTATACGTTCTTGGGTATGCCACGCGAACTTGAATTCAAGTTTATGGAATCAGGTCGTCAAGATTTGGAATCTGTAGCACGTACGCAAGACATTAACATTAAGGCTGGAACTCTTACTATCAACGAAGCACGCTCACGCGCTGGCTTACCTTTGATTGAAGCGCAAGAAGCGGATATGCCAATCTTGGTTGCTGGTCAAGGTGCATACTTCATTACAGAAAACGGAATCAGACCATTAGAGAATCCGCTTGAAGGATTGAGTCTTGATTCTTTGGGTAGTGAGCCAACTCCTGAACTACCTGCGGAAGAAAAAGATGATACTGACGCAATCAAGACCGCGACAGAACTCAAAAAGTTCCTACGATTTTTGAAACAGAATCCTGAACGTGAATTTAACTTCCGTGAAGTTCCTGTTGTTTATGCTGAAGTGTTAAATAAGTTTGTTGCTGTTAAAGATTATGACAGCGCGCGTTGGTACGCTGAACGTTACTTGGCATAAGGCGCAATATGAATCGCGCTTGGAAGCAACGTAATGGTGCGAAAGTAAGACTTGCCGCAAGACGCGCCAAGTTAATTCGTGACGCGTTACGTCAAAGTATTGACGTTGATAAACTTATTGACGATTTCTTGGATATGCGTTTCACGGAGATTACTCCACAGCAAGCGCGTTCTTGGGTACAAACTAATGGGCGTACAAATAACAAACCTATGGAACAAGCGTTACGCCAAATCTATGCTGAGAGTTATGCGCTTGGTCAAGATATTGGTATGAGCGTTATCGGTAAAGCCAAGATAAACAAAGCACCTTCGCTACAACAATTACGTAACGCTATGGGAATCAACTGGAATACTTGGAAAGCAGGAAACAAACCTGCGGCGTTATTGTTACAACAGCCACGCGGTTTATCTACCTTGCTTGACAATCGCGGAATAACAGTTCAAGGAATTAACCGAACAACCCTTGACCGCATAGGAACTATTCTTGCGCAAGCGTTACGTCAAGGTGCAACTCCAAGTTCCGTACGTGGAGAAGTACAAGCACTAATCGCGCCAAGCAGAGCAGACTTAGCAAGGAAACTTGGCGTTGATATAAATGATTTGTTGAGCGATAGCGAGCGCGCTCTGAATATCGCGCAGACTGAAATGAGCAGAGCCGTGTCTATTGCAAACCGCGAGTTATATGAAGAAAGTGGCGTGGAACTGGTAGAGTGGTTGGTTGCAGAGCCTTGCGATTTATGCCAAGAGAACGCAGACGTGTCGCCTATCCGTATTGACGCCACGTTTCCAAGTGGAGATACGGAACCACCAGCGCACCCAAATTGCGTGTGTGATATTGCGCCGTATGTAGTTGATACGCGTAATATTGGTTCAGACGCATTATCTTCAATCTTAGGAGATGAGTAATGGCACAACCACAAGTAGGTCATAGCACTACTACAGTTGGCACTACGCCGATATTGTTATTTGAAGCACCGACCACTTATGGAAAAGTTAGTTTGTATTTAAGTAATGAAGGTGGAAGCAAAGCATATTTAGGTGACGCAACTGTATCTGTAACAGGCGATACAGAAGGTTACAATATGGATAACGGCGACCAATTAAATATGGAACTTAATGGTGGCGAACAAATTTGGTGCGTATCCGCGTCATCTTCAAAACTATGTTTGCTTTGGACACTCTAATGCCATATCACATTGGAACTGAAGGCTCACACAACTGCTCAGGATTCCCTGTAGTAAATAGCGATAGTGGAAAAGTAATGGGTTGCCACGAAACAAAAGAGAAGGCGCAAAAACAATTAGCCGCACTTCAGATAAATGTTGAAGATGTAAATAAGGCTGAAGGGTTTTCTCCACCTGAGGGTGTTAGAAATAATGCTAAACGTGGTTTGGAATTACGCCGTGAATTTAATCGCGGTGGAACTGCTGTTGGCGTAGCGCGTGCAAGAAGTTTGTCTAATGGTCAAAGTATTCCTTTGGAAACCATTAGGCGTATGGTATCTTATTTTGCACGTCACGAAGTTGATAAGAAAGGCAAGGATTGGGGAAATGCCTCAAACCCTTCTGCTGGATATATCGCTTGGTTGTTATGGGGCGGTGACGCTGGAAAAACTTGGGCGAATAGTATTTCAGAGAGAGAAAAGAAAAAGGATAAATCTATGGCACTTGATATGACTAGCGCGTTTGCTCAAATCATTAAGCAAGAAAAACTTGAAGACGGCACGCTAATGGTTTATGGCAAAGCAACAGATGATTCTGTTGATATTGACCAGCAAATTTGTGACGCAGGTTGGTTAGGTAAGGCTATGCCTGAGTGGTTTAAGACAGGCGGAAATATCCGCGAGCAACATTCTAATATTGCCGCAGGAGTAGCAAAAGAACTTGATAGCAAAGAAGATGGACATTACATCTCTGCGTTAGTCGTTGACCCTGTATCTATTAAGAAAGTTGAAGCAGGGGTACTCAAAGGATTCTCTATTGGTATTCGCGCGCCACGTATCGTTCGTGATAACAAAGCGGCAAACGGAAGAATTATTGACGGACAAATTGTAGAAGTTTCATTAGTAGATAGACCAGCAAATCCAAACGCTAAGTTAATGCTGGCGAAGTCTGTTGATGGAGAGCCTGAACTTGTACAAGTTGAGGAACTAATCGAATCTGAAACCACCAAAGGAAACAATATGGAAGATAAAGAAAACGACAAGGCGGTTTCAGAAAAGCCGTCCAAAGATGAATTAATGGAACGCTATGCCGCCGCAAAGAAAGCACTAAAAGAAATTGCGGCTGAGTGCAAAGAGGCTGGCGTTGAAATCGAAATCGATGAAGATG